AAAACAAATGTATAAGATTGTAGAAGAAAGGATAGAACAAACTCAAGTAGATGAAACAATTAGAATTTTACAACAACAAAGTAAAGAAATAGATAAAAAATTAAAACAATTGTATAACTTAAAAAACAAAGAAAATGTCAGAAACAAAAGAAAAAATTTATGTAGGTAGTGGTATAGAAAAGTTTGATGGTAACTTAATACAACAAACTATATGCCTGTCAGATTTAAGAGATAATGCAAAAGATCACATCTTTAAATATGAAGGTAAGGAGTATGTAAAATTAAAGACTGTTAAAAAAAGAGAAGTGGATCAGTATGGTAAAACTCACTATGTTGAGGTAGATACTTGGAAGCCAGAAAAAAAGAAACAACAAACAGAGGAAGATGATTTACCATTCTAACTTATCTATACTGTCTATAATATTATTATGTATTTTACTTGGTAATGTTATGGGTGCAACTATAGTTTTTATAAAACAAAAAAATTATATTGCTGATTTAGAGAATGAGTTAGATAAAAAAGATGAGGTGATAAATAAACATTTAACATAGATAATATAGGTTAGAAAGGAGGTTGTAATTTATTTAATTTAATAATGGCGGTTATATTTTGAAACAATTACAGGTCACTATTGATAAACAACAAATAATTGAGTATTAATAAAATTAATTTACAATTTAAACTTGGTGGTGACTCCTTCTTTCTTTCCTTTTTTATAAACTAAAACTTTAAATTATGGATGAACAAAAATTAAGACAAGAACATTATTACTACAAAAGAAAAGTTAAATGGTATGAGTTTTATGAACAATATATGGATAATCAAAGCATAACTCATATTAATGAAAAAGCAAAAGAATTTGCAGATAAACAACTAAAATCTTACGAAAACAGTAAAGGTAAAAAAAATATATTATGGTTCTCAAATCAATTGTTTAGTAGATAGGTATGGAACAACCAAACTATTATGCAATCATATCTGCAGAAGTTAGATATGACAAAAATCTTACTGCTCATTCCAAACTATTATATGCAGAAATAACTGCATTATTAAATATGAATGGTGAGTGCTTTGCAACTAATAGATACTTTGCAAAACTATATGGCAAAAGTATTGTAACTATTTCTAAGTGGATCAAAGAACTTATTGTAAATGGCTATATATCAACTACTTACACTTATAAGGAAGGTACTAAAGAAATTGATAGGAGGTATATAAGTATTCTTAAAGGGGGTATTAAAGAAAAAGATAGGGAGGGTATTAAAGAAAAGTTTAAGGATAATAATACAAGTATTAATAATAATATTACATATAGTAATAATAAAGGGCGTTTTAAAAAACCAACTATTGTTGAAATTGCTGAGTATTGTAAAGACAGAGGTAATAGTTTAGATGCAGAAACTTTTTTTGATTTTTATGAAAGTAAAGATTGGAAAGTTGGTAAAAACAAAATGAAAAACTGGAAAGCATGTGTAAGAACTTGGGAGAAAAGAAATACAAAAAAAAGCGTAAACAAAGTACATATGCACTTAAGTTCGCATATGGAAGCAAAACAATTATTAAAAAAAGGTAGAAAATGATAAAAACAAAAACAAGAGAAGAATTAGAAGATTTGTGTTTAGATCTATTAAGTAAAACATATATTGAGTTAGGTCAACACAATGTAGATGCAGAAACAAAAGTTATAATGGCACAAAGTTTAGCAGAAGATTTAAGTAAAACATATAAAAACTTTTACTTTCAAGATGCTGTTAATGCTTTTAGGTTAGGAGTTAGAAGTCCACATAACAAAGATTTTATACATTTGAATGTACCAACATACATGAAGTGGTTAAGAAATCATCAAGAGTTAATATGGGATGCTAGAGCAAAAGTAAATGCAGGTGCTGATCCTAAAACAGTACCACATTTTAGACCAGAACCTAAATTATTAAGATAAAATTATTATATATAAATTATTTTTATAAATTTGAGAAATGATCACAACAGTATTATTAATGATAGCATCTTGTTTTTTTGGTTGGATGTATGGCTATAATCAAGCAGCAAAAAAATTTGATAAGTGAAAATAAATACTATATATAATGAAAATTGTTTAGATACTATGGGTAATATGCCTAATAATTTTGTAGATGCTGTTATTACATCACCACCTTATGATGATTTAAAAAAATATAATGGTTATAGTTTTGATTTTAAAAGTATAGCTAATGAACTTTTTAGAATATTAAAAGAAGGTTGTGTTTTAGTTTGGATTGTAAATGATAAAATAGAAAATGGTAGTGAAACTGGCACAAGTTTTAACCAAGCACTTTATTTCAAACAAATAGGTTTTAATTTGCATAACACTATGATATGGCATAAAACAAACCCTATGCCACAGATTCAGCATAACAGATATTTAGATGCTTTTGAGTATATGTTTATATTAAGTAAAGGCAAGGTAAAAACATTTAATCCCATACGAATTAGTTGCAAAGATGCAGGTAATAATTACAAATACACTACAAAGCATCCTACAGAAAATAAAGATAGGATTAAAAAAAATTTTAAAATAAATAAAACAAAAATATTAAATAATGTTTGGAGTGTAGCTGTATCAAAATTAAAAACTGAACATCCTGCAACCAGTCCACAAAAACTTATAGATAAACACATAATAACGTGGACAAATGAAGAAGATTTAGTATATGATTGTTTTAGTGGAAGTGGAACTACTGCTTTAAGTTGTATTAAATATAATAGAAAATTTATTGGTAGCGAAATAAGTAAAGAATATACAAAAAAATCAATAGAAAGATTAAAAGAATTTAATAAACAAAAAATATTATTTTAATTATGATTTTACTTTGGATTTTATTATGTATAGTTTTTGTTGTGTTTTTTATAAGTATTTTATTACATTGCATCGCATCTTTAGATGAAAGTAAGAATGATGAGAGGTTAGAATCAAATATAAAGCAATATAAAAAAACTTTAACAGGTGGTTTGCATCATGATAGAATAAATGAAAAAAGAAAAACACAGTAAATATTATTATGACTTTGATAGAAATAAATCAATAAACCCAAAAATGTTTATGTCAAAAGAAGAACTAGGAATAGATTATAAAGAAAATAAAACACCAAACTATTATATAGGTAGTGTTTATGGTTATGAAGCAAGAAAGGTTATAGAAGATTTTGATCTTAGTTATAATTTAGGAACAGCAACAAGTTACATATTACGTTGTTCAAGGAAGCATGAAACTGCTGTAGATTGCATACAAAAAGCTATAAATCATTTAGAGTTTGAGTTAGACAAAATTAAAAATGCCAAAGCCAATATTTAGAATATTTGCTACTTATAAAATTTATAATAAGGTAGGTGTTACTAGGAAACCAGTAAGAGGAGTGATAGATACTTTTGCAACAACAGATGATATAAACGATATAAAAAAAAATGAAACAATAATAAATAGAATATTGTACTTACATAAAAAAAGACCAAATAAATTTAAAGTAGAAATAATAAAAGTTGATATTGAAGATCAGTATGGCTTTACAAATTATTAGATATGCCAAAGATTAGAAAAATAAAATTAGAAGATAGAAAAGACATGAGAGGTGGGGGTTACTCCAGAAGAAAGTTTACAGAAGAAGAAGCACAAGCTATAAGAGATGAATATAACAATGCTACAGAAAAGATTACTATATCTTCTTTAGCTAGAAAATACAATGTATCTCAACCATTGATGTATCAACTTATCAAAAAAACAACCTATGCAGGAGGTGATGGGGGGTATAGGGGGGTACGCAGGGTAGGTAAATCTGTTTACAACCATCATTAATGAAACCTGAAGCATCAGTACAAGCAGCGTTCTGTACTTACCTTAAATATAATTACCCTCAAGTTAGATACTGTGCTTCTTTAGGAGGTATAAGAACCTCTATGAAACAAGCTGTGTTAGCTAAAAAAACAGGTTATGTCAAAGGATTTCCTGACATGCAAATACTAAAGGTCAATCACAAATATGCAGGATGTTTTTTAGAAATCAAAGCAGATAAAAAATCATATCCAACTAAAGAACAAAAAGAATGGGTTGCATATTTAAATGAAGCAGGATACTTTGCAAAGGTTGTTAAGGGTCTTGATGAGTGCATTGAAACTGCTGACTGGTATTTACAAATTCCATAACAAAAAAAAATATTTTTAAAAAAAAATTTCTGTAAAAAAAATCTGCGTGAAACTGCTGGTGAAACTGCTGGGTCTGCTGTTATCGTGTGCGTGTGTGTGCGTTCTATATAAGGCGTTGATTATCAAATTATTAAAAAAATTAATAGTAATTTTTTTTTAACATTTTTTTGTTTTTTTTGTTGGATATTAAAAAAAGTTTGTATATTTGCATTGTAAATAATTACAAACAACTAAAAAAAAACACTATGTTATACAACGAAACAAAAAAAAGAAAAGCAACACCAAACGAAATTGCAAAAAGAATTTTAATTGATTCTATCGAATCAAGATTAGAATTTTTAGGCGAATCATTTTTATTAGATGATGTCAAAAAATTTGACAGTAGCGGTAAGCCAACAAAAGAATATTCGGAAATATATAGACACTTTGAAAAACATTTTTACTCTATTGTTGATAGGTTGACAAATGGGGATGAATTTAAAGATAAATAAAATATTAACCTTCGAACGCCTCGCATTGAATTAAATGCGGGGTTTTCGTGGTAGAGGGCTATTCCTCACAAAACTTAAACACTTTAAAAAATGACAAAAACAGAATTAAAAAAATATAGTACAATAGAACTAGAAACTATATTAAAACAGGTTAATGATATGTTATTAATCCCAGTTATGAACGAATTTAATTTAAATAATCAGCAATTAAAAGAAATGCAAAAAGAATTAAATAAAGAATTATCGAAAAGAAAAACACAAGTAACACAAATAGAACAATTAAAAAAAATATCAGATTATATAAATGAAAATTATAATTTAGATACTTGTGTAATTGAGAGAACTTTTTCAATTTGGGTTAATGTATGGAATAAAAATTTATCTGAGTGTATTTCTTTAGAAATATCAAAAGAGCAAATTAAACAATTTAATAAAGAATTAAACAACACTAAAAAATAATATATGAACACAATAATAAAAAGATATAAAAAAAAGTTTGGCTACATTCCAACGATTTATGAATTGTATAATTTATATAGTCAAGGGATATTAAAACTAAATGATAAAGAAGAAAACGATTTAATAAAACAAATAACAATTAAAAACTATAAAAAATGAACTCAAAAAGATTAAAAGAATATTTAAAAGAGATTGACAGATTAAGAGAGATTGACAGAGTTACAACAATTAAAATTAATCAACAATTTAAAGACAGAAAAGAACAAGAAGAGAGAAACAAAAAAAATAATTTTGATAAAAGACTAATTAATTATATTACTAACTTAAAATAAATAATTATGATAAATTACGATAAATGGAAACTTGCAACACCAGAAGACTACGGTTCTGATTTAGTATCTAATTGTTGTGGGGCTAGGGTTGACAATTCCGAGCTAATATGCTTAGAATGTTTTGAAGGTTGCGAACCAATAGAAGAATATGAGTACCAAGCAATACAAAAAGAAAACTATCTTGAAGCAAGAGAAGACGCAAGAAGAGAAGAACGCTATTAAATTAATAACACTAAACACAAAAAAATGAATTTATTGACACAAAACAGAAAATTAAAAAAAACATCATTATTAAACAATGCAAGAGTTTTGAATTTTAGCATACCCGCTTACAAAGATTTGTACGGTCGTTTAACGTGCCCATTTGCAAAAGATTGTATAAAATACTGCTATGCACAAAAAGGGAATTATAGATTTTCAAACGTAAAGAAAGGACAACAAAAACGCTATGAACTAACAAAAACTGAAGAGTTTGTAACAATTATGAACGCTAACATATTACTAGAACGGCCAACACATGTACGTATACATGATTCTGGAGATTTTTATAGCATTGACTATCTTAATAAGTGGATACAAATAGCTAAAGATAATAAAGAGGTTATTTTTTACGCTTATACAAAATCAATTAAATTTTTTAAGGGTTTACAATTGCCTAAAAATTTCAAAGTTATATTTTCGGAAGGTTCAAAAATTGATAATTTAATAAATATTGCTAAAGATAGACACGCAAAAATATTTAAAAATGTTAAAGATTTAATTAATTCGGGATATATCAACGCATCTGATAACGATTTAAACGCTATACAAGATAATAAAAAGGTTGGCCTTGTATATCATTAAAATAAATACTAACTATAAAAACACTTTAAAATGAAACAAATAAAAAAATTAACTGTAAATTTTGCAAGTAATTATATATACTATAATTATGGCACACCAAAACACAAAATTAATAATTTAGTTTTAGCATGTAGAAAAACAGCAAAAAAATACAATTGCACACCTTTAGATATGTTTTTCTTTATGATAGAGAACGAACCAATAAAAAAACTATTTACTCATTCTTATAATTTTAACACTAGAAAAGGGAGAGAGATAAAAAATGTTTTTGCGGATAATTACTACTCATCATTATAAAAATTAAAATTATGGCTAGAAATGAATTAC